TTCCAAACCGACGTGGAAAAATTATTATCCTGCCTCAATTTCTGCTAATGACATCATGGCTCAAGTTATCGATGGTCCAGATGTAGTATTCGAAATAAACGCGGATGCTACTTTTACGGTTTCTCATTTGTTCGCTAATTACAAAATTAACGCAACAACTGGGTCAACGTTATCTGGTCAAGGTAGAGAAAGCCTCGATGTAGCTACAGCAGATTCGTCTTCAACTTTCGTTTTGAAAGCTGTTGACATTTCGCAGGATCCTAATAACTCCGACATAACGGCCTCTTCTGGGGTTAATGTGTTGGTTGTTCTAAATGCCCATTCGTATAAGTCTGGTACTGTAGGTCAAACATAATAGGAGATAGATCATGGCAATATCACGAGCACAGCTAGTTAAAGAACTAGAACCCGGTCTAAATGCCCTATTCGGACTGGAGTACGACAGATACACAAACGAAACAGCTGAAATCTTTACGACAGAAACGTCGGACAGAGCTTTTGAAGAAGAAGTAATGCTTTCTGGTTTTGGTAGCGCAGCTACTAAAGCAGAAGGTGCATCGGTGACTTTCGATGACGCAAAAGAAGCGTTCACCGCAAGATACACTCACCAAACGATCGCACTAGCATTCGCTATTACTGAAGAAGCAATCGAAGACAATTTGTACGATAGATTAGGCAATCGTTATGCGAGGGCACTAGCTCGTTCTATGGCTAACACGAAACAAGTTAAGGGAGCGGAAATTCTAAACAACGCGTTTAGTTCTTCTCAACTTGGTGGTGACGGTGTTGTATTATGCAGCACAGCCCACCCAACTGTTTCGGGCACTAACTTGTCAAACACGTTCACAACTCAAGCAGACTTAAGTGAGACTTCTTTAGAATCAGCACTTATTAATATTGCTGCATTCATCGACGAAAGAGGACTTAAGATCTCTATTCAAGGGACTAAATTGATACTTCCAAAAGAATTACAATTTACAGCTGAAAGAATCTTAAAATCTCCGTTGAGAGTTGGAACTGCTGACAATGACATTAACGCTATCGCGAACATGAATATGATTCCAGAAGGATATAGAGTCAATCACTACTTGAATGACACTAATGCCTGGTTCATAAAGACTGATACGCCGAATGGCTTTAAACACTTCGTTAGAGCAGCTTTAAGAACAGCTATGGAAGGCGACTTTGATACTGGAAACGTTCGTTACAAAGCTAGAGAAAGATACAGCTTCGGCTGTTCTGACTTTAGAGGTATCTACGGCGTTGAAGGTGCGTAACCTAAACTAATTAATGACGCCGAACACAATTCGGCCTCATTTTAAACATAAGGTGAGAAATGAGAAATTTCCTAGTAAAGATATGGGCTTACGATCATCACGCTAAATTTGAAGTTTTAGCGGAAGATAATGCGTCCTCAATTGAACAAGCAGTCCTTGACAAACTAGGAGAAAAAAGTGTAAAATGGGAAAATCTCGGGAAGTCATACCGAGATCAACGAAGAATAACCTATGAGGAGGTTAGTCATGACCGAAGACCTATACAAACAGAAAAGGTCCTTGGAGTTGAGGTGGCAGTTGGAGTATGAGCAAAATGGCAAATATACTCTCAACATGGTCGAAATTGATGGTGCAATTAAAAACATCATTACTGAGATCAAACTTGAAGAATCTAAAATTGCAGATAGAGAAAATGCAATTGAACGTTCGGCCGCCCAAGTTTCTGTGGCTACTTAGATAAACGCCACATCGCTGAAATCACATATTTCGCACAAGGATCCCTTGCACTCTACTCAAATTTCATATATATTTTAATCACTATACAATTATTAATTAGATATAGACGCGTATAGTCGACGGCCTAGAGACTATATCTAAATTAACTAGGAGGATTATAATTATGGCAAAAACAAACTTTTCGGGACCTATTACAACAGGACCGATACAAGTAAATACCGGCACAACTGTTGGGACAAATGTTAGAGACGCTGCGTTCGTAAAGAACTCTATGTGTTTTCCGTTTGATTTTAATAGTATTGCCGTCACTACGGACGCTAACAAATTAGCAACTACTACAGCTAATCCAATTGGAACTGACACAGTTACACTTGTAGACGCTACTCAAAATGTCCCGGGCATTACTGCCGTGGGTGGTTTTGAAATGGCATCTGCTATTACAATTACTTCAAGTAGTTCTGATTCAGGAACAGATGCAACGATTACTGGAACAGATATCTTAGGTAATTCACAAACTGAAACTTTAGCTTTAGGTACTTTAGCTACTTCAGTTAAAGCTTGGAAAACTGTGACATCTATTACGTTAGATTCTGGTTCAGCAGGTACTTTAGAAGTCGGAGTTTTAACAACGGCGCTAGTTTCTGTATTAGCTAGATCATTGTTCAACGAAAATCCGTTGTCTCAAACATCTACTACAGTTAATAAAAACTTAGCTAACAATATCGTGATTCCACCATTTTCTAGAATCACAGATGTTCGTTTGAACAACAGTGTGGCGTATAGTCAAATAACAACTTGTAGAGTTGGTTCTAATGTTGCGCAAGCAGCAGGGGCTACTTTAAATAGTATTGAATTAGACTATTTTGCAGGCGATACATCGGTAGATGTAAAAGCAATTGCTTCGCATCATGTTCCAGTACTTTTAACACAAACAGCTGCTCAACAAGATAGCTGTATGAATGTATCTGATGGTGATGCTAGCGGATATGAGATTGATAAAGCAGTAATTATTACTATGACTCATGCTTCAGCAATACCAACAGTAGGTAATAGTTATTTGACTATTGATTGGATGCAAAAGATAAACGCAACTAACTAATAAATTATTCTAAGCTCCTTCGGGAGCTTAGAGAATTAGGAGAACAGAATTATGCCAAATGTATCAGCGGTAAAAGCCAAGTTTTTTGAACCGCAAGGTGTTAGTGCAGCTTTAGTGTCTGCATCAGCTGCAGCTACAACTTTAGTTATAGCTGACGGAGGACCTTACGGAAATCTTACGGAAACAATAACTTTATATTCAAGTGCGGATAATAGTGGAAATACTTTCACGATTACAGGAACTGATGGAAATGGAGATGCTCAAACAGAGGATCTTACAGGTCCTGGAGCATCTGCAACAGTAAATTCTGCAAATAAATATTTGACTATTACGAGTATTGTTTCTGATGGAGCTATTGCAACTGATATTCAAGCAGGAATATTGGGCACAGGAGCACTTACTGGAACTGTATTCGCCGGAAGAACGAGAATCAGAGGAATAACAGGTACAAGTAAAGCTTCTGCTGGAAATATAGTTTTTAAGAATACTTCAATAACAGGAACGACTTTATTAACGATTCCTTTAACAGGCGCAGTGTCTTCTATAGATCCTTATATTCCTGATAATGGGGTACTGTTTAATGCGGGTGCGTATATAACCGTACCGGCTACTTCTGTAACAGGTGTAACAGTCTACTATGACGGGTAGGGTTACATGGCTAACACTACTTCTCACTCATACACTTTTGACAAGACTCTTCCGATTGATGAAATCGTAGAAGAAGCTTACGAAAGAATTGGTCTACAAAACGTTTCAGGCTATCAATTAAAAACAGCTAAACGATCTTTAAATCTTTTATTTTCTGAATGGAGTAATAGAGGACTTCATTATTGGGAAATAGCTAATCAAGGTTTTACTTTAGTAGATGGAACGAATGTTTATACTACTTATCGATCCCCGGCCGATGGAGCGTCTCAAGGATTAACAACGACTTTATCTGCAGGAATTAATGCAGCGGTTACCGATATTCCTTTAACAGAAGTTACAGATATGCCTGGCGCTAACGACGGAGGAGGAACGATTACGGTAGGATCTGAAACAATTAGATATACAGGAAAATCTGCAGCAACCGGAGCAGCAAACCTTACAGGAGCTGTTCGGGGATCTAATGGTACTACGGCTGCAACTCATTCGAGTGCCGATGCGGTTACGCAACATGGCACTGGCATGGATAACATATTAGAAGTTAATTATAGAATTACTTCTACAAGTGTTGATTCTCCAATGACTGAAGTGAGCCGATCTCAGTATCAAGGCTATTCTAATAAGACAGCAAAAGGAACCCCTACTTCTTTTTTTATTCAAAGATTTATTGATCGAACAACTTTAACTTTATATCTAACTCCTGGTGCAGCAGAAGATGGAAATAAATTAAATATATATTATAACAGAAGAATTCAGGATGGAGGTGCTTATACTAATGCAGTTAATGTACCTTATCGTTTTGCTCCATGTATGACAGCAGGATTAGCATTTTATTTATCACAAAAAAATGCACCACAAAGATCACAAGAAATGAAACTTTATTATGAGGATGAACTGGCTAGAGCCGTAAAAGAGGATGGTGATATTACAAGTACTTATATCGCTCCTAAGGTTTACTATCCTAATGCTTAATTATGACTACTTTTGCTTCAGGTAAACATGCACTCGCTATATCAGATAGATCTGGATTAGCTTTTCCTTATCTAGAAATGGTAAGGGAATGGAATGGAGCCTGGGTTCATTTTTCAGAATTTGAACCTAAACAACCTCAGTTACAACCTAAACCAACAAGTGCGGATCCTCAGGCTTTACAAAGAGCTAGGCCATCAAGAGTAGCTTTTGCTACCCCTGCTCCTTTAAATGATAATCCTTTTGTCACTGAAGTAGGAACAACAGTTATTGTAAACCAGAATAGACACAAACGATCTACTGGAGATGCAGTAAGATTTATCAAGTGAAAGATCCGGTAGGAGGTGTAGCCGTTTCTACTTTCCAACTTAGTACTACTTTAGCCACAACTATTACTGCTACAGACACTTCGATTGTTTTAAGCGATGGCTCAGAGTTTCCTACATCAGGATATATTGTTATTGAAGCAACGGACACAGACACTACTTCTTTACAATATGGAAAAATTACGAGTGAAACTATTCAATATACTGGCCGAAGTACCAATACTTTAACTGGTTGTACTCGAGGAACTGCAGCTCCTTCTTATGGAGAGACTCCGGTTTCAACAACAGCAGCAGCCCATACTTCAGGGGCAAAAATTTATGGATCTTATATCATAACTAAAATTGACAGTACTATTCCTTATGCCGGCCAACCAACAACATTACCCGTAAGCAATAGTTTTAGTTTTACTTTAGCCAACGCTGCGACTAGTATAGCAACAGGAGGAGGATTTTTCGTTTTCGGTGGACCCGTAAACGATAGATCATAATTATGGCCGGATATACACTCTCAGCATTAGAAGCTGACATTAGAAGTTATAGTGAAGTAGACAGTAATGTTTTTACTGGTGCTATTCTAAGCAGATTTATAGAAAATGCAGAATTTAGAATTTTTTATGATGTCCCTAGTGATAATAATAGATTTGTTAGTGAAGGAAATTTAGCTATTGATGATAATACAATAAATGTTCCAGGAAAAGGAAGCAAAGGGTTAACAGGTACAGTATTTGTGCGTGGTTTAAAAGTTTTTAATAGTACCTCAGTTAGTACGGGTCCTGGAGAATGGTTAATAAAAAAGGACCAGACTTATTTAACTGAATATGTTGACAGAGAAACAGGTCCTTCAGGGGGTCAAACGGGTCAAGATGTTACAGGATTTCCTAAGTATTATGCCATGTTTGGAGGAGCCACAGCGGTTTCTGATACGACTTCAGGAGGTCTTTACGTAGCCCCTACGCCAGATGCTAATTATATGTTTAGAATATACTATGATATGGTACCTCAAAGTTTAGTGACTAAAACATCTGGAACTTATTTAAGTCAGTACTTTCCACAAGGGTTATTATATGCTACTTTAGTCGAAGCTTTTGGATTTTTAAAAGGTCCTATGGACATGTTGACATTATACGAGAATAAATATAAACAAGAAGTACAGAAGTTTGCAGGAGTGCAAATTGGTAGACGAAGACGAGATGATTATACTGACGGCACCGTTAGAATACCTGTCAACTCTCCGTCACCGTAAAAATTAGGAGAAAATTATGGGAATAACATCATCATTAGTAAATTCTTTCAAAGCGGAATTATTAAAAGGATTACATAGCTTTGATACTTCAGGAGCAACTCCAGCAGGAAGTGTTTTTAAAATAGCTCTTTACACAAATTCAACAACAATTGACACAACAACAACGGCTTACGGAGGACCTACTAACGAACTCCCAGCTACCGGTGGTTACAGTACCGGTGGAAACACATTAACGAATACGGGAGTGGGTACCACAACGGTAACTTCTTTCACAGATTTTTCAGATACATCTTGGACATCAGCTTCTTTCACAGCTCGTGGATGTTTAATTTATAATTCATCTACGATTACTGGATTGACAACCGACGCAGCAGTTTGTGGTATTACTTTTGGTGGAGATAAAACTGTTTCTTCTGGAACTTTCACAATTCAGTTTCCAACTAACGACGCATCAGACGCTATCATCAGAATAACGTCATAGGGAGAACTTCCTTATGGCTAACTCTTGGGGAGAATCCGGAACAACCTGGAGTCAAGGTGACTGGGGCCAACAAAACGTAACCACTGTATCTATCAGTGGCTTTTCAATTACAGCAACATTAGGAGATCTAGCTTATGCTGC